TAGCTTGCATCACTTTACGTATTAGCTACGCATGATTACTTTCATTTTCATTAGGTTTAATTTTGTTGCTAGTACGACGGTCACTAATTCCCTCTGTACTAGCATTAAACCAAAATAAAAGGGTTTTTTCGTGGGCGGTGAAAACCTTACCCCATTTAAAATTAGGTTTACTTCTAAAATATTTTAGAACCGAATCTTTACGCCTTCCTTTTTTGGCTCGAAACCACTTAACATTAGTTTGGTCGCTGTACTTAATACAAAACCACGTATTGGGTAAAATCATAATCTTTGTATATGGGTTTTTAATTCTGATAAAGTGGAGTATAAAACATTATGCGTTGTATCACTAATGAACCCCGTACTATGCAACTCATGTGATTTATACAACTCATCAATAATTAACATTTTAACAGCATCAACGCTTTTAAAACGCTTAACAGGGCGATGTATCGCAACCCGTTTAACTTTTAAATTCAATTTCCTTTTGTTTGTCAGATTTCTATTTTTAAATTGTTCAAGTAACGAGATATCTATTTTATAAATAGCAGCTATGGCGCAGATAGTGCGAAAGGAAAGCGGCAAACCAGTACCCCAATCATAACCCTTATTTAAAGCTATAAAATGCGGATAAGTTTTACCATTAATACTTAAAGGGTCGTGCGACGCAGTACCTATATAACGTGTGTAAGAATCACAACTAGAAACAGCGTCAACACTTTCAACCCAATGAGAACAAAGCCCAATATCAATATTTCCTTTCAGATGAAATTTAAAGTGCGCACAGTTTACGCAATTCAATTAAAGTAATTTATGATTAAAAAGTTTTATACATAAATCTCGAGCACCATCAACAACAAAATAAAATTCATTTTGAGAGTCATTCGAAATAACAGTTACACGATGCTCAAAAGACCATCTCGAACAATCTATCGTAATTTCCTTGTGCGGCTTACCTGTAGATTCTATTAAAATAGTTGATTTTAGAAATAAGAGTTGACCTACACGGCGTGTAGAGTAAAATCTTGAAAAAGTGCGTTGAAGAGCCGCACAGTCAATCCCGTTATTACGCAATAAAACAATGTTTTGTTTCGTTAACGGTAGCTTCTTTGAAGTTTTGACGATTTTTACTAGACTTCTTTGACTAGTACCATTTTTTAATTCAGCATTCATACTATTGATTATAAGATAGCTACTAGGGGCGAAGGGTTAAAAACTCAAAGCCCCCTTGTAACTCAGTTAGACATAACCCCAATACGGGGTTTTTATGACTCATCATTGTTGTGAATTGTACTATAATCTATAGTATGTAAATTCAAACGACAACTGTAGCCATTACAAATATAACTATCTTTACAAAATGTATGTTATAAAATTGCAATTATTCGATGTATTGCACTATATTTTAACAGTTATGTATTTTACTGCAAAGTTTGATTAATAATTACAGTTTTTACAACGTCCGCACTTTGCGAACCAAATACATATATATAACCCTCTTGAGCATACTGCACTCCATCAACTTCCAAAGTAAAAACGTTACTACCGTTAGGGTCAAAAGCAATAAAAGCAATCTCTTTACCTACCACATCACTTAATCGATACTGCCAAACAACCGTATTGGTGTCAGCCTTAAAATCTTCTATTATAGTAGGTATAAATTGACCACCCGTACTATAAAGACCATAAGCAAAATTATGCAACGGATAGTTAGAATTTGGACCATTTACAACATTAAAAGTAAAAAGAGGGTCGTAGTCAGGAAGAGCCAACTCAGAACGTGAAGGAATACGACTTGTAAAATCACAACACGAAAGCCTAAAAATATACTCCATGTTAAACTCTAATTTTTGCCCCTCCGAACGAAAATAACGCTCTTGAATAAGCTCTACACTCAACGTATTGTTAAATGCGTGAGTTTCAGCCGCATTGAAACCCCTGTAAAAATAACGCTGTTGATTGATAAACAAATCAAACAAAAGAACGTCTTCAAAAAACTCTTTAGTGCTGAAAATCTCATTTTCAAATAGAACGGGGATTTCAATTAATTTGAAATCCCTGTTCACACCTATAAAATAACCGACTACCACTACTTAACGTTTAATTGTTCATAGTACTTTGCATCTAAAAGATTAGCAAGGTCAACACGTAAATCCCTACCCTTTGCATAAACTCCAAAATACAATTTAGCTACTAAATCAAATTCCTTTTGAGATAAAGGCAAAATTATTTTAAATAAATCTTGGTCGTTTTCAGACCACGACCGAGGGTCGTACCATGGGAAAGAAGTACCTAAATGCTGTGCGATTTGAATCGCTGTATTATTTAAATCCCTCTTTGCTTGGTCATTAAATGTAACCCCTTCCTTTATCAAGATTTTGTCACTCGCTTCAGTTTGCGAAGTTGGTTTTTTTTTGAATATTTTATAAATCCAAAAGGCAATTAAAGCCGCTAGTATTACTAAGACATACCAATATTTTTTACTTAGTTGCATAAACTTTACCATGTGTATTTATGTTAATTGTTTGTTGTTTATTATCTTTTTTGCGGTCTGTTTTGGTCGACCAATCCCTAGAACGTATAAACTTATAGACTATGACCACCAAAAAAAAAAGCCCAACCATATACAAAAGCTTGTTATCAACGGGAAGTTTCATCTTTAAATAAATTGCCTTCCACTTTGCATAATAATTTTTGTCTTCCGCATAATTACTTTTCACGGTTGCTTCCATATATTGTTCATCACTAACGTTAGCAATTCTAAAATTTTGCTGCCTATAGAAATAATCGATAATAGAATCTTTATGATTTTTATACCTAGCGTGAGATAAATTTGAGCCAAGCGATAACGTTTTACGTTTCGACGGGTGACGCATCCCAAAGAGGTTTTTATTTTCTTCATATACTGCACTTTTGAAATTCCCCGTTTCGTGCCATGCTTGACTGTACAGTAATTTAACGGAGATGTTACCATATCCGTTAAGGTTTTTATACCACCAAATCAACACCCAAATCTTAAGCTTTGTTAACGTCGCTTTCATCCTTTACGGTTTTTGTGTTAAACTGTTCTAACTTAGTTTGCGCAAATGCTAAGATTTCCACAACAACGAGCACTATGCCCGCGTATTTTATTGCAAATGCAATATACTTTGTAATGATACCAACTATTTTCATAATTATTGTTTTAAAGGCAAAAGCCCGATCCTATTTAACTTTTATTTTAACCTGTGAAAGTACCGAAGTAACCCTTAGCCGTTTTACCGTTTCTAGTTTTACCGTGTCCGTTTGGACTGATAACCATACCTAGTTCACTTAAGGCAATAACTTGCGTCTCAATATTCATAAGGCAAGGCAGTAAGCGAGTGATACCCGTTTTACGATAAGTAATTTCACACATCATTTTTATATAGGTGTTATTCTTTGCAGAAGTCACGACCAATATAGCCCCACTTTTATCTGTAGTAGCATGATACGGAAAGCACTTAGCAAGCACTAAACCTTTTTTTGAAGCGTTCCAAGCATTAACCATATAAAGCCCTTCACGCCCTTTAATTGGACTATAAACAACACCCGATTTTTTAAATTGCGGTTGATTGTTATTCTGATTTTGAGAATAATTCGAACCGCCTTGACGGTTCGAATTGTTATAATTTCTATTTGACATATTATTTAGCTTTTTTGTAGCGTGTACCGCCTGATTGATTACCATTTTTGTTACGTCTGATTAACCATACAACTAACAAAGTCAACAATACAATAGGTATTAATAACTTAATCCAGTTTGTTTTCAACCAGTCCAAAATCATTGATTTTTTAGCATCTGCGACCTCATCCGAGTTTTTCACAGCATCAACGTATGGTTTAGCCTGTAAACCGACAGCAGTACCCACTTTGTACGCACTAGAATTTTGAACCTGTTGCGCTACCATTGCATCTTGTTCCTTTTGAGCCTGTTCCGCTTCCCACTTTGCAAGACCTGCACCACTTCCTAAGATACCACCCGTAGCAGACGAAGATACGCCACGAATCATATTTCCTAAAAATGTACCACCTTTTTTCTTCTTAAAAATATTTTTGAAAAATCCCATAACCTTAGTAATTTAAGTTTGCGTCTTTCAACGTCAATGTTATTAATCCATTTGATTTAAATAACTCAATAGCATCCACACCAACCAACGGGAACACAATTATATCATTAACATAAGTAACAACTGCGCCACTTTCTATAGATGTTAATACGTCTACATCTAAAGCAACCGCTTTAATTTCATCACTAGTTAATTTAATAGTTTCACCATTGTTATACGTAATGTGCGCTTGGTCAATATGGGAAACACCGTCAAGAATCATTAACTCATGACTAGATACGTCATACTTTCTTTGAACGTCTTCCGTCAATACTACCTTACGCTCGTATTTCACAATATCACTACCCTTAATAGGTGACTCCATTCCGTTAATAGCGTAAGTAGCTGTACTTGTTAAGTCAGTTAAAAGTATTTTAATACTTTCGTTCTCACCTAATAGAACACTACCCGTTTCAGATAATTCAACCATAGCAGTATTTACGACACTACCATCTAATTGCATTTGAAAAGTTCCAGACTCCCCGTAAGTACCACCCATCATAAAAGCAACTAAGCTAATATTTGTAGCGATTTCCACGTTGTTCCCGTTCGCCTTTTCAATAAAAATTGTAATTTTCTCATTCGCTAATTCAGATAGCTTCTTTGAAGTTCTAATTAGTAAGCTTGAGATAGGGCGAGTAATTCTTAACTCACCGGACTTGGTTTTACCCGTTTCATTGTACACCAACATTTTAAATAAATTTTAGGTTTATATTAATTAAGATGCAAATATAAAACAGATTTCTTGAGTAAAACGGTGAAAACTCCCTTAAACGCTTAAATCTTCCGTTATCTTCCGTTATCTTCCGATATTTTATTGATAATTGAATTGGGAAACCCCATTATACGAGCCACCACAACCACAGGAACACCGTCTAAACGACTTATATCATATAAAGTAAGATAATTACGTTTAAGCTGTAAACAACTAATATAGTACAGCCTATGCCTTTTTACCACCCTTTCAGATACTCCAATATAAACGGCTAGTTGTTTGTTTGTTATTCTCATAATTCCCTAAAATGTTTAGTAAATAAAGTAAATGAAAGATTTTTAGAAAGCTGTTGTTTTTTAAACTCATCAAAATAATAACCCACCTTTTGAAAAAACCACTCGGACAGAACAAAGTCGTTTAATATCTGTTTTAAAGGGGATAAATATTTAATATTCTGCGCCGTTGAAGCATAGCCACGCATTAAGCCTTTTATAAGTCGCTTCTGCCCAATTAAGGACTCGGAAATACAACGTTTAATTTTTTCAACATACAAAAACGGAATTTTTGCCAATTCCCTAATAATTGACATAGGCATAAAATCGAAGGTTTTTTCTTTATTAATTTCACTTTTGTTTGTATTGAATTTTATTTCAAAATGGTTTTTGCGTGCCATTTCTAACAAGCTAATAAGGAAATCCTTTTGAAACAAATTATTGAGTGTTAAACCTTTAATTTCACTCATAAACTTAGAATTTAATTGATATTCAAAACGCCAAATTTCACCTTGCATACCATGAGAGCGCCAAGCATTAGCAATATACGGTTTCATTTTCTGGGTATTCATTTCCAACGTTTTATTATATATTCTACAAAAACGGCTTGAGGTACGCTTACCAATTTGAACCCCTTGAAAATCAATATAACCCGTGTCGGTCACGGAGAAAAACTTCACTTCCTTTTTACGCCCAGACATACGAAACGATTTAGAAGTAAGACACGTTAAAACGTTTTTAGTTATACTTGTGTCAGTATAATCGACCGCCAAATCTAAGCGATTAACACCTTTAAATTCAATTTGTAGGGTGTTTAAAAGTCTATTACAATAGTGTAATAATTGGAAACCTGGTTTAGTATAAAACAAACTATTTTCTAGCTTAAAATGTACAGTATCAAACGGTACAATAGGTGAGCGAGGTGAGCACGAAATAGTTCCGAATATGTTACCGTCTATGGTTACATCGAGTACGTCTTTAAAAATTGCTGTACCGTAGTCCCTAGGTGAAAATTTTAAGCCGTTTGTATCCTGTACAATAGGTATACCCTTAAGGCTTAAAATCATATAATCCGTTACAAACATCAATTTATTGTCGAGTAAGTCCCCGTTATACTGTATGGGGACGTTTGCGTTTTTTATTGCTTCTTTAAACATTTTAACTACCCTTTAATGATTAATACAACACCCCACACGAACAAAACAAAGAGGATTAAGGCATTAATTAATAATTGCATTTTAAGAGCATAACAAAGAGCGTTAAATATTTTTTCCGATAATTTCATGTTGAATAATTTTATAATTAATTTGTTTTGATTTGCTACGCAAGATTACTTCATTGACATAGCGAGAAAAGTTTAAAAAAAG